ATGAAACATCCCCTGATCCGCCAGGCGGTTCTCGATGTCCTGAAAGCAGGCATTACTGACCCTGTAACGTGGTTTGATGGCCGTCCTGCTGTACTCGAGTCCGAAGATCTCCCGGCTGTCGCCGTCTATATCACTGATGCTCAGTCCACGGAGGAATCCATCGACGAAGATATCTGGCGCGCCACGCTTCATATCGAGGTGTTCCTGAAAGCGAGCGAAACGGATACCGCGCTTGATACCTGGATGGAAAACAAAATCTACCCCCGACTCAACGAGATCCCCGGACTCACTCCCTTAATTGAATCCATTTCAGCCCAGGGCTATGACTATCAGCGCGATGACGAAATGGCGACCTGGGGCTCTGTCGATCTGAAATATTCCATCACCTACGAAATGTGAGGACGTTATGACCACACCTAACCCGCTGGCACCGACGAAAGGGGCCGGCACCACCCTCTGGATTTACACCGGAAGCGGCGATCCCTACGCCAGTCCCCTTTCGGATGTTAACTGGCTGCGTCTGGCAAAGATCAAGGATCTGCAGCCAGGCGAACTCACCGCCGAGTCAGAGGACGACACCTATATCGATGACGACAACGCCGACTGGGCTTCATCCATGCAGGGTCAGAAATCAGCAGGCGACACGAGTTTTACTCTGGCATGGCTGCCGGGTGAAAGCGGTCAACAGGACCTGGTGAACTGGTTCGATGACGGCACGGTTAAAGGATACAAAATCAAGTACCCGAATGGCGCCGTCGATGTCTTTAAAGGCTGGGTGAGCAGCCTTGGAAAGACCGTTTCGGCTAAAGAAGTTATGACCCGAACGGCAAAGATCACCAATAACGGCAAACCCTCACTGGCAGAAGACAGCGGTACTGCGGTAATTGGCGTGACGGGTATCAGCCTGGATAAATCCACTGCAGCGGTTGCTGTCGGTGCGACCACTCAACTGGCAGTGACGGTCCTGCCAGCCAGCGCTTCAGATGCTTCCTTCCGCGTGGCGACTTCTGATCCGTCGAAAGCAACAGTGACGGTCAGTGGTTCAACGCTGACCGTCACCGGCGTGGCGGCGGGCTCCGTTGAAATTATTGTCATGACCAATAGCGGTAACTTTGCGGCAATCTGCAAGGTGACCGTTTCTTGAATCCCGGGGCGTGAGCCCCGTACTCCGGAGTAAATATGTTTCTTAAAACTGAACTGCTCGAGCATAACGGCAGCAGCGTGACGCTGTACCAGCTGTCCGCGCTGCAGCGCATTGAACACCTTGAGTACCTGAAAAAGCTGGAAGCGGTTGAAGAAGATGATTTCCAGACCGCTATCACTCTCACCGTGAAAAATGGTGCTTACCTGGTGGCGTTGTCGCTCTGGCATGGTCATGCGCTGAAAGGTACGCTTCCTGAAGGCGCGCCAGCGGAAGTATCGAAAATTCAGGATGAAGTCCTGCAGACCTGGCCGACGGAGCTTATTGCAGAGGCGGATTTTAAGGTGAAACTCCTCTCCGGCATGATTGATCCGCAGTCAGAGAGCCCGGAGGGAGAGATTAGCGATCCTGCGGAACCCGTAACTGCGGAAAAGCCCTCGCCAGTGAGCTGACGTTCGTCCTGAAACTGGCGCGTGAGTTCAGTCGCCCTGACTGGCGCGCCATGCTTGCTGGTATGTCCTCTACGGAGTATGGCGACTGGAAAATCTTCTACCAGGATAACTTCTTTCATGATGCGCAGCTGGACGCCCACTTCTCCGGCCTGCTCTATACCATTTCAAACCTGTTTTTTGCCGATCCGGAGCTGACGCCTGCCAGCTTCAGCATTCTTTCACCTGCATCTGAATCCATTGAGGTAGCAGAGACGGACGACGATGCGCTGATGGCGAAGGCGGAAGGTATTTCTGGAGGTATACGCTATGGCCCAGACGGCAGTCGGTGATCTGGTCGTTAATCTTGACGTCAACTCGACGAAATTTAACGAGCAGATCAACTACGTCAAAAAAGAATTCAGGCAAACGGGGGACGCGGCGAACGATTCAGCTTTGCGGATCCAGCAGTCATTCAGCCGCCAGGAGAGCGCTGCCCGCAAGGCAGGCATCTCTGTCGGTCAGTATACCGCGGCGATGCGCATGCTCCCGGCACAGTTTACTGATGTGGCAACGCAACTGGCAGGTGGCCAGAACCCCTGGCTTATTTTGCTCCAGCAGGGTGGACAGGTAAAAGATTCCTTTGGCGGTGTTATTCCAACGTTTCGTGCGCTGTTGGGTTCTATCTCGCCAGTTATGCTTGGTATTGGTGCACTTTCGTCCGCGACGGGGGCGCTGTTATATACCTGGTATGCCGGCTCGTCCACATTATCCGATTTCAACAAAACACTGGTCCTCTCCGGTAACACTGCGGGGCTGACTGCCGATCGGATGCTCACGCTGGCGCGAAGCGGCCAGTCCGCCGGACTTACGTTTAATCAGACGAGCAAGGCACTGACGGAGCTGATCAACGCTGGAGTGCGTGCCGGTGCCCATTTTGATGACATGAGTCAGGCCGTGGCCCGCTTCACCGAAGCATCGGGTGTACCAGTCGATAAGGTTGCCGCTGCGTATGGCAAGCTGACAACTGACCCGACATCCGGGCTCATTGCAATGGCCCAACAATTTCACAACGTCACCGCCGAGCAAATCGCACATGTTGCCCAGTTGCAGCGTGCCGGTGATGAAGCCGGGGCGCTTAAGGCGGCAAACGACGCGGCCACCGCCGGATTCAACGATCAGACCAAATCCATTCGCGACAATATGGGGTCGATTGAAACTGCTGCCGATACGCTGAAACGCGCTTTCAAGTCGATGTGGGATGCGGCGCTTGATGTCGGTCGGCCCGATACCGCGCAGGAAATGGTGGCAAAAGCACAAGCCGCTTTCAAAAAGGCCGATGAAATCTGGAACCTGCGAAAGGGTGATCGTTATGTGAATGATGAGGCCCGTGCCCGGTTCTGGAATGACCGCGAAACGGCCAGACTGGCGCTGGACATGGCGCAGCAGCAGGCGGGGATTTCCAGAGCGAACGAGGAGAATGCCTCCCGCGAAGCGGCTGCGGAATCTGATCGCCAGAAGTATGCTGCGCAGGCACAGGCAAACTATGCCAAAACGCAGACTGCACTGGAGAAATACACGGCCAGGCAGGGCGAGCTTAACAAGGCTCTGAAAGATGGGCGGATCCTGCAGGCGGATTACAACATCAACATGGCGGCGGCCAAAAAGGAGTATGAGGACTCCCTGAAAAAACCGACGAAAGGTAGGGTGCCCGGTGGCGCAAAACTCACCGACAGCACCAGTGCGCAGACACTGGAGCTGCAGACTCAGCTTGAGGTTTTGCGTCAGCACAGTGATATCAATGACACGATTAGCCAGCAGCGCCAGCAGTTGTGGAAAGCGCAGGCCAGATTCACGGTCCTTGAACAGGCTGCCAGAACCCGGGCGCTGACGGGTGATGAAAAGTCCCTGCTCGCCAGCAAGGATAAGGTGCTCGCGCAGGCTGAAATCAATGCAAAACTGGGTGACCAGATCGTCACGCAGGAACGTCTCAATCGACTGCAGGACGCATCGCAAAAATACGTTACCCAGATGGGTGAGAAAACCCGGGCGCTGGTGGAAAGCGCGGGGATGAGCAGTCGTGCGGCACAGCGGCGCAATGAAGAGGCTCAGTTACTACAGGGCTGGAAAAACGGTGGCGGGTCTGAAAAAGATCAGGGCTACCAGAAAGAGCTGCAGGCGCTACAGGGATATTATCAGGAACAGGATAAAGTGCGCGGTGACTGGCTCTCTGGTGGAAAATCCGCCTGGGCTGATTACGCCGATTCTGCGGGTGACGCGTACGGCCAGATGAAAAATGTCGCGGCCAGTACCTTTGACGGAATGACGCAGAATCTTGCGGACATGCTGACCACCGGTAAAGCAAAGTGGGGTGACTTCACCCGCTCAACGCTTTCGATGCTGGCGCAAATCGCCCTTAAACAGGCGGGAGTAGGGATCGTGGGCGCTGTGAGTTCGGCTATCGGATTTGCCGGGGGCGGCTATACCGGATCGGGCGGTAAATATGAACCTGCCGGGGTGGTGCATCGTGGGGAGTTCGTTTTTACAAAAGAGGCGACCAGCCGGATCGGGGTGGGGAATCTGTACAGCATGATGCGCGGTTACGCGTCCGGCGGGCTGGTCGGTGGCGGCAGAATGCCCGCTGCGGCCACGGGAGGGATCAGCGTTTATGCACCGGTCAGCGTCAGTCAGCAGGGTGGTGGCGAGTCCAGCCAGGCAGACACCATCGGAACGGCGCGGCAGCTTCAGGGCATTGTTCAGCAGACCATCACTGACCGGCTTAAAAAGGAAATGGGGCCGGGTGGTGTACTTTACCCAAGGAGGTAGCAGTGACAGACACATTCAGCTGGCGCACCCGTAAATCAGCCCGGGGAACGGAAAGCGCCCGGACGCTTCAGTCCCAGTTTGGCGACGGGTATAAACAGGTCGCCGGAATGGGGCTCAATGACAGGTCCGAAGTCTGGGATCTTGACTGGACGGGAACACGAAACGAGGCCGCAGTGCTGCGTGCGTTCCTTATGTCGCACATCACAAAATCGTTCTGGTGGACGAACCCCTGGGGGGAGAAGAAGCTCTACCGGATGAGGGCTGATTCCTTCAGTGTTTCGTTCCCCTCCGGGAAAAAAGCGACTGTAGCGTTCACGTTCGAGCAGTCCTTTGCTCCCTGATTATCTTCAAAACCAGAATGACTGACCGCCTCCGGGCGGTTTTTTTATGGGGTGAATATGAGTTTCACGCAGGATATACAGCAGCTGGAGCCGGGCCAGCTAGTCCAACTGGTTGAAATAGACGGCACCGAATTTGGCATGGATACCGTCCTGCGCTTCCATGCCCACAATATTGCTTCTGCAGGCTGGGCTGCATTCGCGGCTGACAACCTCCCTGCCATTATCTGGCAGGGTCAGCAGTACGACCCTTACCCTTACGAGCTGAAAGGCCTGGAGTTGTCCAGTACCGGAGCACAGCCCACACCCACGCTTTCCGTGTCGAACGTCGGCAACTACGTGACTGCGCTGTGTCTCGAGTACGACGACCTGGCGAGGGCAAAGGTGAAGATCCACACCACGCTGGCGAAATATCTCGACGCGGCCAACTGGACAGCCGGCAACCCGAACGCCAGCCCGGCGGACGAGCGCGTGCAGCTTTTTTACGTCAACGCCAAAACCGCTGAAACGCGGGTGCAGGTCGACTTTGAACTGTGCTCACCCTTTGACATACAGAACCTGCAGTTGCCCACCCGGCAGATCACGCCAGTCTGCACCTGGTGCACGCGCGGCTGGTACCGCACCGGCACCGGATGTGACTACAACGGGAACCGCTATTTTCTTAAGGATGGCACCCCCACGGACAACCCGGCGCTGGATATGTGCGGCGGCCAGATGCAGGACTGCGAAGCGCGGTTCGGGACGGGTAACCCGCTGCCGTTCGGCGGCTTCCCGGCGGCAAACCTTCAGGGTAAATAACCATGCGAAAAAAACTGATGGAAGCGATCCGCGCCCACGTCGCTGCGGAATATCCGAACGAGGCCTGCGGCGTGGTGGTGCAGGCCGGGCGGGCGCAGCAGTACATTCCGTGCCGCAATATTTCAGCAACGCCCACTGAGGCCTTCACGATCTCGCCGGAGGATAAGCTGGCAGCGTCGGAGCAGGGCGAAATCATTATGGTTATCCACTCCCACCCGGATGTGGTCCAGCTTGTGCCGTCCGAAATGGACAGGGTGCAGTGCGACTGGTCCGGGGTGGAATGGGGCATCATGAGCTGGCCGGACGGTGATTTCTGCACGCTGGCACCCCGTGAGGACCGGGACTACGCCGGGCGGCGCTGGGTACTGGGCTTTGCTGACTGCTGGGCGCTGATCCGTGAGTGGTACCAGCGCGAGCACGGCATTACCCTGGGCGATTACTCGGTACCGTACGAGTGGTGGGAGCAGGGCGAAAATCGCTACGACGATAACTGGGAGGCGGAGGGCTTTATCCAGGTGGACCCCACTGATATGCGGCCCGGCGATATGATCATGATGCGCATACAGGCGTCGGTAACCAACCACGCGGCCATTTACCTCGGTCGCCACGAGTACCAGGACAATATCATGCTGCATCATAATTTCGGCAACCTGTCTGCCCGGGTGCCGTACGGCAAATATTACCGCGACCGCACCGTTCGTGTGGTCCGGCACAGGGAGCTGATGAATGCTGAAAACACTGATTCTTGAAGGCCGTATGGCGAAAAAGTTCGGGCGCGAACACCAGTTTCACGTTGAGGATCTGCGCGAGATGCTGCGCGCCATGTCCAGCCAGGTCCCGGGCTTTAAACGCTACCTGTCAGAAGGACATATGCAGGGGATCCGCTTTGCCTTCTTCAATGGTAAAAACAACATCGGTCTTGATGAATTCGACATGACCCGCAGTGGCACGGTGTACCGGATTTCGGCCATTACCGAAGGTTCAAAGCGCGGCGGTGTGCTGCAGATCGTTATCGGGGCGGTGGCTCTCGTGGCCGCGTATTTTACCGCGGGTGCCTCGCTGACGGCGATAGGTCTGAGCACGGCTGCCGCAACCGCGACAACAACGGCCCTGACGGGTCTCGGCCTGTCGATGATGCTGGGCGGAGTGGTGCAGTTGCTTACCCCACAGCCGAAATACAACGTCGGTGCCTCGTCCAGCACGGACAACAAACCCAACTACGCCTTTGGCGCGCCGGTGAATACCGTGGCTGTGGGTTATCCGGTACCTGTGTTTTTTGGTGAGCGCGAGATCGGCGGGGCCGTCATCAGCGCGGGGATCTTCTCCAGCGACCAGCAGTGAAATTTATTGTCAGCTACAGGTCACCTCCGGGTGGCTTTTTTTATGGGTGAAATATGCGACTTCCCGAAGATGAAACCCTTATTCAGGGACGTAAAGGCGGTGGCGCTAAACAGCACACTCCTGTTGAGGATCCGGATGACCTGCTGTCGACAGCAAAATTAAAAATGCTGCTGGCGATCGCAGAAGGTGAAATTCAGGGTGAGCTGACGGCACAGAACATCTTCCTTAACGACACCCCGCTGGCGAACGCCGACGGCAGCTACAACTTCACCGGCGTGAAGTGGGATTTTCGCCCGGGCACTCAGGATCAGGACTACATTCAGGGATTGCCTGAGGTCGACAACGAAATGTCGGCCAACGTGACCGTCACCACCACCGCGCCGTGGACACGCCAGTTCTCAAACCTGATGCTGGATGCCGTGCGTATTAAGCTGAGCCTGCCCGCCCAGTACACCTATAAAGACAACGGCGATATGGTCGGCACGGTCACGGAGTACGCCGTTGATCTCTCGACTGATGGTGCTGCCTGGCAGACGGTGGTTAACGGCAAATTCGACGGAAAGACAACCACGGAATACCAGCGCGATATCCGCATTGACCTGCCAGCGGCCACTACCGGCTGGGCTGTGCGGGTACGCCGCATCACGCCTGATTCCATTGGTAACTCAAAACTGATAAACGCCTTCAGGGTGTTCTCGTTCGCTGAGGTGATCGACAGCAAGTTACGCTATCCCAATACGGCGCAGCTGTACATCGAGGTCGATGCCAGCCAGTTTACCAGTGGGGCGCCAAAGGTGACCTGCAGGCCGAAGGGCAAGCTGGTACGTGTCCCGGACTCCTACGACCCGGTTACGCGCACCTACAGCGGCACATGGTCCGGTGGCTTCAAAATGGCCTACACCAACAACCCGGCCTGGGTATTTTACGATCTGGTGCTGGATGAGATTTACGGCATGGGGACCCGCATCGATGCTGCCATGATCGATAAGTGGGAGCTGTACGCGATTGCGCAGTACTGCGATCAGAAGGTGTCGAACGGGGCGGGTGGTACCGAGCCGCGCTTCACCTGCAACGTCTACATCCAGAGCCAGCAGGACGCCTACACCGTTCTCAGCGATCTGGCGGCGATATTCCGGGGGATCACCTTCTGGGGCAACGACCAGATTTACGTGCGCGCGGATGTGCCGCAGGATGAGGTTGATTTTACCTACCATGCCTCAAACGTGATCGACGGGTTGTTTACCTACGGCGGCGGCAGCTACAAAAACCGCTACTCGTCTGCCCTGGTGTCCTGGTCTGACCCGCAGAACCATTACAGCGATACTGTAGAGAGTGTCTACGATTCCGACCTGGTGAAGCGGTACAAGGTCAACCAGATGTCGATGACGGCGATTGGCTGCACATCCCAGAGTGAGGCGCACCGCCGGGGCCGCTGGGCGCTGCTGTCTAATGCGCGCGACGGAACGGTGTCATTTGGCGTGGGGCTGGACGGTTATATTCCCCTGCCTGCAGAAATTATCGGTATCGCGGATCCGTTCCGTGCCGGCAGGCAAAACGGCGGGCGTATCCGGGCGGTGAGCGGGCGTAATGTCACGCTTGATCGCCCTGCTGACTACGCCGCCGGCGACCGCCTGGTGGTCAACCTGCCGGACGGCAAGGCGCAGACGCGGACAATCGCATCCATCAGCGCGGACAAACAGACGGTGACGGTCACCACCCCCTTCAGGCTGCTGCCTGAGTCCGGTGCAGTGTGGGCCATCGACAGCGACAACCTGGCTATCCAGTATTTTCGTGTGACATCCATCCGGGCGAACGACGACAGCAACGGTGGTTTCACGATCACCGCAGTTCAGCATGACCCGAATAAATACCGCTATATCGATGACGGTGTGCGCATTACCCCAGCGCCGGTCACCGTCACGCCGGTAAGCGTTCTTCCGGCACCGAAAAACATCACCCTCACCGAAACCGACCACATAGAGCAGGGACTTACCGTTGCCACCATGAATGCTTCCTGGGATCGGGTGGATGGTGCTATCCGGTACCAGGCGCAATGGCGCAAGGATAATGGCGACTGGATAAACGTTCCGGTGAGCAGCGCCCAGGGATTTACGGTGCAGGGGATTTACACCGGGAGTTATGACGTGCGGGTGCGAGCGCTGAACGCCCAGGATTCAAGCTCGCCGTGGGGTTATGCTGACACCACCTATCTGACGGGCAAAAACGGCAGGCCGGGAACGCCGCAGGCACTGGTCGCCACGGATGATGTCGTCTGGGCTATCGATATTACCTGGGCTTTCCCGGATGGCTCAGGTGATACGGCATACACCGAGATTCAGCGCGCCACCACTGAAGACAAGGCTAACCCGCAATTACTGGCTCTGGTGCCGTTTCCGGCCACGCATTACCAGCATGGCCCTATGCGGGCGGGCGTCAGTCAGTGGTACCGCGCCCGTCTGGTGGATCGTATCGGCAACACCGGCGACTGGACGGAGTGGTCGGCAGGGCAGTCCAGTTCTAACGCCGGTGATTATCTCAACATGATCGGCGACACGCTTGAACAGACCGAGGGCTATAAAAACCTCGTGTCGGACATTGCCGATCTGGGTGAAGATATCCAGTCGGCGCGCGACGACATCACCGCAGTTACGACAGAGTCGGCGGCGACCAAAGCGGGCCTGGCGCAGGAGGTCACGGACCGTAAAAAAGCCATCTCCGATCAGGCTGTGGCTCAGGGCCAGGCGCTGCTGACCGAGAAAAATGAACGCGTCGCGGATATCAGCAACGTTAACCAGACGATCCAGACTACTTCCGACTCGCTGGCGCAGCAGATCGCGCAGATTTCGGCAGGCACCGGCTCCCAGTTCGACCCGGCGAAAATATGGTACTTCGATTCGACGGTAGAAGGCTGGTCCGGGAACGGGACCCCGACGATTGTTGACGGGTGGATCCGCCCGGCGAACCATGCCACCGATCCGTGGGTGCAGTCTCCCGGTTCACTGGGTGTTAACTCTTCGTCCTATCGCTTCGTTAAATTGCGTATCAGGAAGTTCGGGGCACCTGGCTGGGCTGGGCAGCTGCGGTGGCGGGGTACCGGTGGCTTCAACGACACCAACATGGTCACCGTCGCCGAGCCTGCTTATGACGCGAACGGGATCGCCACGCTGGAGTTCGACAATATCCCCTGGCTGACTGAAGCCACGATGAATCAGTTCAGGCTGGATCTGTCCACTAAGCAGGATGCGACGAATTATTTCCTGATTGACTGGGTGGCGCTCGGACGGCCTACGCCCGGCGCGGGTATGGCGGCGCTGCACCAGGAAACGACAGCCCGTGTCCAGGGAGACCAGGCGGAAGCCACAGCGCGAGAAACGTTAGCGACGCAGATCCGGGGAGGTTATACCGGTGATGACCCGTCAAAGCTGGCCTCGGGCTTGCTCTTCACCGAACGCCAGGCGCGCATCACAGCGCAGGAAGCGGAGGTGACAGCCAGGACGGCGCTGGAAGCGACCGTTAACGCCAATAAAGCCAGCGTGACGCAGGAACTGGCAACGCTGACGACTGAGCAGGAGGCGCAGGCCACCACGTTGTCAGGCCTGCAGACCACCGTCGGGAAAAATACCGGCGATATCACGCGCATCGATAAAGCCGTCGCTGATAACAACAAGGCTCAGACTACCGCGCTGGCTGCGGTTAAGGCGACAACTGACAAGAACACGGCTGACATCAGCACGGAAACCACGGCCCGTACGGATGGTGACTCTGCGCTGGGGCGTCGTATCGACAGCCTGAAAGTGGATGTGGACGGTAACACGGCCAGCCGCGACGCCGGTATCGTCGGCAACGTCACCAATGCTCTCGCCAACTTCTTTGCGTTTTCGGATCAGCGCGTCACGTTTGCCGTTGGCGAAACGAAAACGATGGCCGAGATCACCGAGACCCGGAAGACCGCCGCGGATGCCACAAGTGCTGTAGCCGAACAGGTCACGACGCTTAAGGCCAAGGTTGAGCAAAACGGCCAGACCAACGCCGCCGCCATCACCCGCATTGATAAAGCTGTTACGGATCTGGAGAGCGCCACGGCGACCAGCATTCAGCAGGTGACGGCAGCAATCGGCGATACCAATGCCAGTGTGCAGACGACCAGCCAGGCTGTTGCTGACATCAACGGCAAGCTCTCGGCCCAGTGGGGCGTTAAAGTCCAGGTGGAGGCGAACGGCGTTAAACGCATCGCGGGTATCCAGCTGGGCATTGACGGCGCAGGGGCCTCAAATTTCCTGATTTCTGCCGATACGTTTGCGGTTTATAACCCGACGACGAACGGGCAGGAGCTGGTGTTTGCGGCAACCGGTGGGCAGATGTTCATGCGTTCGGTGTTCATCCAGGACGGGTCTATTGATAATGGCAAGATCGGGAATTATATCCAGTCCAGCAACTGGGACGGGAGCGGCAATGTCGGCTGGCATATCAATAAATCCGGGTATGCCACGTTTAACGGCGTTACCGTTCGCGGGACGATTTATGCCACTGACGGGAGTTTTAAAGGCAGAGTTGAGGCGACCAGTGGGAGCTTTAAGGGCACGGTTGAAGCGACAAACTTCATTGGTGATGTGGCTAACGTTGGTGTGTCTTCAGATACTTACGTTTCAGGCGGAGGTGTGGCAACCAATACCATAACTTTCACTGACTCCTCCTCATCATCACTGAATAAGTCAGCTCTGCTTGAGGCGATGATTACAGCGTCATCTATTCAAGGGGAAGGCCTGGTAAACATCACCCTCAACATTAACGGCGATGTCCGTGACTTAGGCTCCGTCTACATTCCTGCGGGAACCGGTGGGCTTCGGATAACCGTACGTCATGCTGTTCGAAACATTACGGCAAACGTGATTACCGGGACGATTACGGTTACTGGTACCGGGACGGCAAGTAAGCGTATTGCCGCTCCGACACTGACCATTACGCGGGGTACCGGCTCCTTCTCCTAACCCTCTATCCTCATACCAACAAACCCAGCTCCGGCTGGGTTTTTCATTTTAAGGACATCACGAATGGCCACACTTGATGACGATTTAGCGAAAGCCGTCACGGAAGGGTTTCGCCTGGCGCAAAGCAGTATCATCAACCAGGACCTGATTTTATCGGGCACCGGCGACATCACCGTAACCCTGGCAGACGGCTCGAAAAAGACGGGTCCCAGCTGGTCAAAGCTGATCGCCCAGGCGGGTGCGGCAGGAGCCAGCGCTGCTGCAGCTGCAGCATCAGAGAAAAATGCAAAGACCTCTGAGACGAACGCGAACTCATCAAAGACCGCAGCGGCAAGCAGCGCTTCAGCAGCCAAGACCAGCGAAACGAATGCCAAAACTTCCGAGACGAACGCAAAAACGTCTGAGACGAATGCCAAAACGTCTGAGACTAATGCTGCCAATAGTGCCAGCAGCGCCGCAGCATCACTGGCAGCCGCGCAGCTGCTGACGGCTGTACCTTACGAGGAAGCCCCGTTCCCAGACGTCTGGTTGCCGATGAATGATGACATGCGCCTGCTGGCGGGTTCCGCGCCTTATGACCGGCTGACGATTTCCGGGCAGGTGCTGGAGCTTCCAACAAAGTCAGCGACCTTTGCCAGATCTACAACCGCAATGTATAGGGATAAATCAAATGTCCTACAAGTTGCGGACATTAACGAGCCTCGGTTCGAACGTGAGGGCTTATTAATAGAGGGGGCCAGCTCTAACTTATATACTTATTCTGAACAGTGGGGTGCAGGGCAGCGAGTTACTACAACAAATAATGTTGGCGATTCGCCTCGTGGCGATAAAACAATGGCGTTATTGGTTGAGGACACTAATAATTCTGAACACTATGCGCAAGACCGTAATATTACGTTAACAGCAGGGACAACTTATTGCTATTCGGTGTTTGTTAAAGCCCATACAAATTCCCGTCTTTTATATCTGCGTATTGCTTCTGGAAGTACATCCGGTGTCTTCTTTGACCCGGTGGCAGGGGCGTTTGTTGGGAGTGGTGGAGTGGGGACTCAATATGTTGAACGTGGGTTTGACGTCTTCAGTAATGGTGTCTATCGCGTATGGATGACATTTACCGCTGCGGCGAGTCAGAGCACAGTTGTTCGCCTTCAATTAGCTAAGGACGGCGTAACCGCAAGCTACACCGGGGACGGTGTATCAGGTTTATATGTCTGGGGCGCGCAACTAGAGGCCGTGCCAGTGATGACCAGTTACATTCCAACAGCAGCATCTGCCGTGACAAGGGCTGCCGATAAGCTCTCGTTACAGCCGTCTGGTAATGTTGGGTATCAACTACTCGGGGATGCGTTCAACAGGACACTGGCATTTGAAATCGCTATTAATAGATATGTCACGCCCAGTAATAATTACGCCGACCTTATCAGGGTTGCGGGCTCCAACAACGATATTATATTCAGAGCAGGGGCTACTACCCTTTTCACATATATTAGCGGGAGTGGGCCGTCTATCGCAGTTACATATCCAATTGATAGGAAAGTTTACGCGCAATCTGTAGATGCCACCAATACAACCACTATGTACTTCGATGGAAAAATTAACAGCAGATCGGGAGCACCAGTAAACCCAGCATCTAAACCGACGAGCCTTGATATACAAGGGCATCCGAACGTTGTTTACCACATTCGCAACTTCCGTATCTGGCACCGCCTGCTGACTCTTAACCAAATTAATGGACTCCGCTAATGAGAGATTTATATCTGCGTTTCAATGACGCCGACGAAATGCGCACGCAATTAATCGTGGCGGGATTTGTGGATGATGGAGAGCAGGGCGGTTTGTATCACCCGGATATCAGCCTGGATATCATCGGCGTTATCACTTTTCCTGCTGAAGTTATCAATCCCGGTGAAGAAAACGAAGTTATCAGGTACACCACCGAACCCGGCTATCACGTCAATTTGCGGGTCATGGATGACTCGCTCGATTTATCCGGGCTGAACGACTTTGTGGTTACACCGAAAACACCGGCTCGCGTGTGGGCGTAAGGAAATAACATGGCAAACAGAATAGACAGCATCAATCTGACCACTGCGCAAATTACAGACCTTCCAATTCCGGTCAGTATCCTGAAAGGTGGTACAGGCGCAAATGCACCTGCGCCCGCGCGTAAATCTCTCGGGCTTGATGGGGTGGGTGGATATGACGACGCCAACAGAATAGAGCAAAATTACACATCGCCAGATACGGTGATCCAGAACCTGAAAAATTACGCTCTGGTGTCTTTCAGGAGCATTGGAGATACTGGCGGGAACTCAAGTAATTATTCAATTCCTCAGGGGGCACCTTCTGTTTTTTCAAGAACACTCGATACATGGTTTACCCTCTCAGTTCCTTATTTTGCAAACTCAACCAACCCGATAAAAGTATTGTCCGGGTATGGAGCTTCTGGAATATCCGCTACGCGCACCCTTCTCGATAGCGGGAACACCACAGTAGATGCCAACGGCTTTGTGAAACGGGCATCGCCAATAATTAGCATTTACGAAGACGGCTCCTTTAAGACAAACGAAGAATCTGAAGGGTGCGTCGTCAGCAGGGTTTCAGAGGGGCAGTATTTAATATCGGGATGTATCGGGCTGAATTCCGATGCTGCGTGGGGCGGGATTGACGGTGGTTTTGAAATTCCCCTGGACAGAAATAAACAGCCGCGTATCTGGCTGGATTATGAGGTCAGCCAGGACGGGTCTGTGCTGGTGAAAACCTACCATCGCACGCACCCGATTGCGCCGAAGTTCGCCCGTAACGAACGCGAAGGCATTGCTGATGGCGATCCGGTAGATATTCCTGCCGATTCGTTCATTTCTGTTCGTGTTGAGATGCCCGAGGACAGCATATACAACAAAAAGATTGAAGACGCGGCACAAAAGCTGGCCGAAGAGGAGGCTGATCGCATCAGGGCTGAGCAGGAGCGCCAGGAGGCAGAGGTAGATCCGAAAGAACAGCCGGATGTTCAGCAGTAATTATCAATAGGCACAGCCTCCTTGCCCTGGACTCTCTTTAAAAATACTGTATAAATACACAGTAATAATAAATGAGAGGTCACCATGCCCCGCAAATCAGACATTAACGCGGCTTTTACCGCGGCTATACAGCTAAACCCGAAAGGGTATCAGTGCCTTCACACAGAAGACTTCATACGTGAGCTTCGCGCCAGGAACTGGCATTTCACCCAGGCTGATGCGAATGAATGGATCGAGCAGTACCAGACTTGCTTCGTTGACAAGACGCCGGACGGTAGCCAGAACCGCCTCTGGATGCTGCGCAATATGGGAAGGGTGCTCTGATGGGATTCGTATCTCCGGCAAACGATTATGTCGAACAGCGACTTTCACCGGCCAGTATCTGCACGACTAACGAAAGCCGCATCCTCGAAACGTCATCCGGGTTTGCGGTGATCGAGCCGGTCACCCGACTGGTACAGGGGCAGGTTCTGCTGATCCTCAGTGGCGGACAGACCCAATTTGCTCGGTTTCTGGGAAAAGCATTAATCACAGAGGACGGCGAGGCGATAGAAGGCGACGCAGCGGAAGAGGTAGAAGTCATGGGCAGGGTGACTTTCTTCATTAACAGCACAGATGTGGATGACATACCCACTATATGA